AAATGTCAGATATCTACAAGTGTTCTAATGTAGTCGTGCACCCTTATCGGGCAGAGGGTTTTGCAATGCATGTTCAAGAAGCTATGGCTTGTGGATGTTTGCCTGTAGTACCTGTAGGAGGCCCTACAGACGACTTTATACCTGACGAACTTGGACTTAAACTACCTGTGCAGGCACAAAGTGTTAACATAACTGATCCTGGTATATTTGCTACAAAACCTGGAGATGCTATGACTCTTATGAGCAGTCATACATTTATAAATGAACCTTCTGGACATCATTTAGAACAAGCGTTAAAATATATCTATCATCACCATAATAAACAAGATCTTTACAAGAAATTAGAAGAAATTACTATGAAAAATACTTGGGATCATGTTACTAATATGTATGAAGGAGTTATTAATGAAGTCCAATATAGAGACGGAACAATTAGATCAAGAAATTGAAAAGTGGTTTGAAGAACTAGAAGCTGAAAAACCTGACGCAGTTAAAATGGCTCAACTAGCTTTAGAAAAACATATTAAGCCAGATCTAGATAGAAAAATACTAGACGATTTTCACGGATTTGCTCCAACCATTGATGAAAAGTTTAACGGACAACTACCTACAATCACACCTAAAGCACAGATATTCATTACACAAAATCTTTCAGAAGGTCAATATTTTAGATTTGGAGTAGCAGGAGGAGGTTGTTCTGGTTTTAATTATCTATTCGATGTTGCTGATAAACCTGAATCTGATGATATACAGTTTTCTGATTCTCCACCTTCCCTTATTGATGAAGTTAGCCTTAAATATTTATACGGATCTGAGATTGATCTTGAAGATTCAAACATGAACAAAATGCTAAAAGTTATAAATCCTGGAGCTAAGGCATCTTGTGGTTGCGGAACCAGTTTTGCTTTTGATGAAGATTTATTGGATATGTATTAATGAGCGATTTTGATTGGATTGTAAACGAAAGTGGGTTACCTTGGCTAGAACTTGATATAACTTTTCCACATGAAGAAATGTTACAAGAAGCTATTAACCTCAAGCATAGATTTGTTTCACATAGAGACGAAGATCAAGGAGGAGGTTATAGGCACAAAGGTTGGCAAAGTCTGTGCATACATGGAATAGATGCTGAAAAAACTAACCATTATGAGCAGTATGGCTATAAATCTAATCAAGAAACACCTTATCAATGGACAGATATAATTGATCAGTGTCCTGTAGCTTATAATTACTTTAAAAATATCTTTCCTTATAAATCTTATTACAGAGTTAGGTATATGCTATTAGAGCCAGGAGGTTATATCACACCACATGAAGACACTTTTGATTCAAAATTATCTCCAATAAATATGGCTCTTAATCACCCAAAAGGCTGTAAAATGAAAATGAAAGGTCATAGTGGGTATGTACCTTTTGCTCCTGGAAAAGCTATGCTACTAGATGTAAGTAATACTCATGCCTATGTTAATGATAGTAATGAAAACAGATACCATATAATAGTACATGGTAGTAGAACAAAAGAATTTGAAGAATTGGTAGAACGCAGTTATGCGAAAAATGGGATTAAATAAAAACTATATCGTAGGCATATATGATGATAGGGATTTTTCTAAACATCTAACAGTAGATCAGAAAAGAAAAGAAATAACAGAATTTTTTACTAGATTCAAATATTTTGGTCCTATAATTGTAGGCACTTCAGTTAATGATGTACTAGACAAAGCCTTAGAACATGAAGTAGATTACTGTATCGTACAGTCTGTAGGTCATATCATTATGGAAGCTACTTTTTTTAATTTAATTGAAAAATGGATTGATAAACAAAACTTTTTTGTTACTGGTCATATCATGGACAAGAACAAACAGAATAAGAACAATCCTTCTGGAGAAGAAGGATACTATGGGTTACATAAACAATGTATGTTAGTTAATCTAGACTATTATAATAAGTTTGATAAACCTGTATTTGGAAATAAAAACTCTGGAGAAGAGTTTGTAGTAAAAGCTAAAAGACATGCTAAAGACATACATGATGATTATACACCTCTTTCTCTTGCACCTACGGAAGAACTTACTATTTGTACTCCTTTGGTTGACGGTTGGAACTTTATTAATACATCTCTTGCAAATGATTTAACTGTTTATAATTTTCATCCGAAGATAAGAGAGTCAAAACAATATATTTATCCTTCAACTAGTGCTGAAGATTTATCGAAACAGCTTAATTGGATTCAGAACATAGTAGATTACGCACCACAATGCGTTTTTCTTTGGAATACTGAGAATTATAAAGACTTAAAATACGTACCTTTAGATAAACCTATAAATAAACTTTATAGTGTCGCTGCAAGTTTTAAACCTAATATGATACTTAACCATTTTGGTTTTCATGAAGGTACTGAAGTAGTATTTTATGATTATAGTAAACCTTCTCTAGCTTTTAAAAAATTATTAGTTACTCAATGGGACGGTGAAGATTATCCTGCTTTTGTGACCTGGGCACTAAATAAATATAATTTTAGCGAGACCGGAGGAATAGAGACTCAAACCCTAACTAGACAAGAGCTTTGGGAAAGGGAAATAAAATGGTGGGGATCAGAAAAAGCTATCAAAGAGCATTGGGATAAGTATAAATCTTTAAAACACTCATATGTTCATGTAGATATTTGCGAACATCCTGAAAAAGTTACAAATAAAATCACAGATGAAGAAAATAGTATAATATGGTGGAGTAACGCATTTCATACAGTTAACGCTCAATATGTAAGAGGTTTACAAGGCGTAACAGATTGTTATAATACGTGGGTTGAACAAATTGAAAATAAAAATCCAAATATATGGATCTTAGGAAAAGACTATTTAGATAGACCAGTAGAAGGTAAACAAATAAAAGACTATGTTAATTTTTCCTAAAACTACTATAGCTTTTAATAATAAATGGCTTAACAAGTTAAAATTTAAAGATCACACTGATTATGATTTAAAAGGTAATTGTTATGCTATCGCTGTTAAAAGTGAGTCTGGAAGTGTTTATGACTTCTATAGAACTAAAGCAATAGAAAAACCTAAAGATTTTAGATTAACTCAATTATATTATAAAATAGAAGATGTGAAGAATATTATAGACTATTTTTCCTTTATAGAAACTACAAGAATAAGAATACACAAATCAGAACCTGGTCATATCATAGAACTACATACAGACGATAATAATATACAGGCAAGAAGTAAAGATGATTATCGTTTAAGAATGATAACGGCACTTAATGATGATGAAGATTTTATTTATACCTATGAGTATGAAGGTGTAAGACAAGATATAAGACTTCTACAAGGACAAAGTATAATATTTGATCCTGATAAGGTTAAACACGGACTTATCAATAACTCTAAGTATAAATCTAGATACGCATTAGTACAAATATTTAAAGCATATCCAGCACATAGAGGATTAATTGATTTTATAAATACAAAACAGTTGTGGGAAATATGAATATAGATTTTGGAACGGCTTTTCATAAGCCAAACGGAAATGCTGTAAAAGTAACAGTAAATGAATTTAGAGATCAGCTGTATTTACACATTAGAGAATATGGAATGGACGGGGACACAGGACAGTGGTTTCCAACTAAAACAGGATTCTCAATACCTGCCGATGAGGTTAGCTCTCTTATACCTCTTTTAGAAGAGGCTAGTGAGATGGTAGCTAAAAGGTATATTTGGAATACACAGCTTGAATTAGAATTGGAGAAATAATGAGCGTAAAAGCCTGGAATGATGATCAAGAATCAGAACTAATTAAAATGTATACTGAAGACGGAGTTAAGGATGTTTATGAATTAGCATCTCACTTCTCAAAAGGTTATAGAAGTGTTATAAGTAAATTAGTGCAGTTAAAGATTTATGAAAAACCAGAAATAAATGAGGAAGATAAGTCTCAAACTGTAAAAGTTATGTTAAGAGAGCTTGAAGATATTTTAGAGATAGAAGTTGAAGGAACTAACCTTAATAAAAAAGAAAATCTTAACTTACTTCTAGAAGCTATTAAAAATAAACTTAAATGAGGTATATATGACTGAAAAAGAACCAGAAAGATACTATGACTGGATGCTATGGAAAAACAGGCAAGAAGAAGCCAAGCGTCAAGAAATAGAAGAACAGAAGTACTTTGATAAAAAATGGGAAGAACATCAGAAGATGCTTGAAATGAAAGAAAAGACTGCAAAAATATATGAGTCACCAGATGGAGGTAAAACAGTCTATGAACGTAATTTTGGTGATGCTCATGACACTAGAAGACAGGTAGAAGTAGAAGATGCTATGAGTAATCATACACCTTTTGTACAATATGGCAAAGACGAGCATGAAGTGTATTTAGATTTAGATGCATATCGTTCTCTAGGTAACGTACCAGAAGAAGGTGATTTATCTAGAATTGAGTACAGGTATAATGAAAATCAGTTGATAGCAGAATTTAGAGAATATGTTGACGAGACCTACGGTCTTCACTACTCAAAAGAAAAATTTCAAGCTACAGAGTTTATTATAGATGGCGGTCATGGCACTGGTTTCTGTATTGGCAACGTTTTAAAATATGCTCAAAGATATGGTAAAAAAGGATCTAGAGAAGATGCTCGTAAAGATCTAATGAAAGTACTGCATTATGCATTACTTCAGCTTTATGTACACGATTCAGAAGATAAAAAGTAAATTAAGACTTTCTCAATGCTTATTTTTCTTATAATATCTTTATATGAATTACAAAGAACTAAAAGAACTTATCCAAAAACATAACCAAGCTTATTATGACAACTCTGCGTCAGTTATCTCTGATTCAGAATATGATCAGTTGTATGATAAGCTTGAAGCTATGGAAAAAGCACAAGGTTGGCGAGATCATGATTCACCAACTAGCAAAGTAGGCGGTGCTGCAGGCAAAGTTACTCATCCATACAAATTATACTCTCTTCGTAAAGTTTATGACTCAGAAGAAGTTGATAAGTTTATGACGATCAAACTTCCTAAAATTGACGGTGCTAACTTATCTCTTATATATAAAAGAGGTAAGCTACGTACAGCCCTTACTCGTGGCAACGGTGAGCAAGGTACAGAAGTGACACATTTAGTTAAATTCTTAAAAGGTGCTCCTGATAAGATAGAAACTCATTATGATGAAATTGTTATTAATGGTGAATGTGTAACTGATAATGAAGTTGAAAACTAT